ATAAATACCATATTGATTTAAAATGGTATCAAAGAATTTAGTCATTTTTGATAAACTAAAGTTTTGCTTATTTTGTTTACCTAATTGAAATGCTGCTATTTTATATTTATCATAATTTTTATAAACATCTTTAATTTTAATTAAAGCTTTTGAAATGTTTACATTAAACCATTGTGATTCTTTTAAAAGAAATTGGTCCGCTGCTGATTCGTGTACATTTTTTAATTCACCTTCCAATAACACTGCACCATCTTTTAAGAAATCCAAATGACCACTCCAATTAGAAACGATTACAGGTTTACCCGTCAAACTGAATTCTAATAGGGGTCTACCAAATCCTTCACCTTTTGTAAAATTCAACATTGCTTTTACTTTTGGATGTTCATACAATCCATTTAATTCATGTGCAGACATATCACCATGTATAAGATATACTGGAACTTTACCATAATCTTTACCCAATGCTTGTCTAATTTTTGAAATAATTGCTTCTCTATCCAATACACTAAATGTTGCCGATGATGTTTTTAAAATTAATGCGGGCTTTACCTTTTCATCTTTAAATGCCATTGCGAATGTTTTAATCATCATTCCCACATTTTTTCTATCTTCGCCTAAATCACCTTTCAACCAATGTCCTACGAATAGGAATGCAAATTCTTCTTTGATTTGGTCTAATTCAGAAACATTTGCAATTACATCTGTTCCAAAATCATTTTCATCAAATCCCTCAAAAAGAACTTCAACTGGTTTTTCTATTTTATGTTGTTTAATTAATTGCCCTTGTTGATTTGCTTCATTATATATTGTACCAATCAAACTCTTTTTTGCATGTTCGGATGGTGCTATAATTAAATCCATTCTATTACAACCATGTATCCAATCCAATGCACATACGGTAGTTTCAATTGCTGCGGTTATACCAATATTGTAAAATCCTAATGGTTGAAACTCATTTGGGACAGTTACTTGTATGTATATATCCGGCTTATTTTCAATCTTTGGAATAATATTATTTACAATCCATTTGTGAAATTCGTTATTGTAATTAAGTGCATCCATCGGAGTCATTCCCCAACGAGTACTGATAATCTTAATATCAAATTTATCCAATTTATAAAGAGAATGTAAAAGGTCTCTTGCGTGGTCTCCGTAACCTGAACGTGTGCTGATTGGGGCTTGGAATACTAATGTTGGTTTACTCATAATAACTATATTTTTTTATTTTTTCATTTTGTAGCCATCTTTGCATTGTTGTTCTTGGAATATTTAATACATTTGCCATTTCTTTTATACATCCATATATTATTCCCGTATCCAAATCAATACATTTACGTGCTGCAGGGTTTTTGTTTCCTTTAAAATCTATGTTTCTATCTTTTCTTTTTTGTTTAATTTTTTCTATTGTTTCTTTTGAATGCTTCTTACCATAGAATGGATTATTTTTTCCAGACAAGCTTTCACTATATTTTTTTCTATCTTCTTCATTCATATTTTCAAATCTACGTTTCCCAGCAGCTGAAATTTTATTTCTCATTTCATCCGTCCATACTCGGTTTTTAAGAGATTTTGATATTTTAAGTTTACTTTCTTCCGTATGAAATTGTAATCCTTTTTTTCCTTTATTCCAAACTTCATTATTTTTATAATATTCTTTTTTAGCTTCACGTATTAAATTACCAACTTCTAATTTTGTTAAATTATATGTTTTATATCTACCAGCAATATACGCTGCTGCCATTTTGTTTCCTGCAATATAGTCATCATTATCACAATGTTCTGCTAATATTTTATGAGCTAAAAAATGGTCTTCAATACTTAATATAATTAAGTTGTTATCATCATCGTTCCCACCCATAAATTTTGGTAATATATGATGCTTATGTGTAAATAATTCACCATATTCTTTAATCTTACATTCTTCTATAAAATCAAGATATATTTTTGGTAGATTTGCTTTCATAATATTTTTTCATACGATGGATATTTAATGTTTCTTTATTTTTCTCATACCATTTATTCCATCTGGATTTTTTTGCTTCCAATTGTTCTTCTTTAGTATGATATTTTTTTCTTCTACCCATTGTTCTACATATAAATATTAAAGTTTGATAAAAAAAGTTTGATTATAACTTAATTAAACTATATTTTTTAATAGGTTTCCAATTTTTAAATGCTCCTTCCATACCATCTACTAAAGATTGGCACATATATTCTCTACTCAAATTTCCCTCTCCTAACATCCATTTCCTACCTTTTAGTCCAGCTGCTTTTCTTTCTTCTCTTCCCATATCGTACCAACTTCTAATAAGTGGTGCTACATCAATAAAATCAACCCTATCATCAAAAATATATGGAGTAGGAACTGAACCCGTTGTTGAACGAACTGGCCAAATTGGTTTAACCCAATCTCCCCAAACGTGAGTGTTCTTTTTGTATCTATCATGCAAAGAACCAATTTCTACATAATCATCTGCGGTTAATAATTTACCACTTCCTTTCTCTCTAAATCCACATTGGTCTTGCATACCACCCGTTACATTTACAATAATTGGAGTACCTGCCATTACACTTTCTGCAGTTGCTAATCCAAATCCTTCATTAGATGCTAAATTGATTGTAACATCTGCTAAATTATAAAGATAGTTTAATTCCGTTTCTGTATATCTGTTTGGTGCGAAAATAATATTTGCATCAGGCATTAGATGTTCTGCTGTTTTTGGAAGGTCTGTTCCATTTTCATCAACAGGAGATGTGTGCATTAGCATACATACTTTATCTTGTTGTTCAGGTCTCAATCCTTGTCTAAATTCATCAAATGCTAACATTGCATCAATTGGTTGCTTTCTGCGAATATTACGATTTGACCAATAAAGAACAAAATCATATTCTTTATCACCAAATATACTCTTTTTAAAATCTTCAGGAACTTCTACCGGTTTATAATCTTCAGAATTAATACCATGTGGTACATAACTTACTTGCCAATCTTCAGGCTTTTTCCAATGTTTTTCTTTATCCCATCCCCAAACTCTACGAGTGATACCATATGTTTGTTTTGAGATACATCCAATCCAATCGCAACTTTCGTAGTAATCTCTGTTGTATTTTGGGTCTGGCAAATCATCCCAAATATGATAGAAAAATAATGGAACCGATTGACGAATTTCATGTGCCATCTCATATAACCAAATCCAATATCTTGGGTCAGTAAAGTGTAGAATAGCATCTGGTTTTTCAATCATCAATAATTGTCTAATAATATCAGGATTACCATATCCATCACTTGGATAAATTTTTACGGATGCATCTGCGACTCCTGTTCTTTTACGAACATCATCGTTTAAATCCATAACTTTTCCTGCTTCTGGGTGTTTGATTGCTGCACCTAATTGTACCCAATCATATTTATCAACAGTTCCTAATACCAATTGTTTGGAAACATTTGCGATACCACTACTCATTCGTAGGTCATCGGATAGTAACAGAATTTTCTTTTTTGCCATAACTTATTTTAAATATATATTGTTTTTACTTAATTTTTTCCATCACAATGTGTTCCAAAAAATTCACACCAACTACAAAGTTTTGATGGTTTTTTTGAGTATGAAACATTTAATCTATAATTTCCGGTTTCATCAAATACGGTTTCAACAAATCCTTTGAAACTACTCCAAGCTTTATTTATAGATGGTTTACCATTTGCCGGAATATGTTTACTCATTCTGTGTGTCGGAATATCTTCTCTAATCGTTACTTTTCTTTTTAAGATGATAAACTCAACATCAATCATATCTTCTGAAATACCAATTAATTCTGCGTAAAACTTTTTGTAAAGAAGTATTTGTGAATTTTTTACTGCATCTGATTTTTGATATTTACTCCATCCTGCTGTAGATGTTTTGAAATCTATGATACGATATTTGCCTGTAAATGTATCTTTAACAATCAAATCAATAAAACCCATAAAGTTTACACCTTCTGCAATTTTTGTATTTATTGGTTGCTCTATTGCTACCAATTCATCATGCTTTAGTGAAAAGAATTTATTGAAATTTTTTGATTTTTGAAACCAATCTAATAAAACATTTCCATCTTCTAAAAACTCTACTAATTCTTCTTTTGTACAAATTGTAGTATTTCCAATTTCTCCACCTGATTCTTTTAAATAAGTTTCTCTCATTCTTTCTTTTAAGAAATCTTTTAAATCAATCATTTTATCCGCCTGTGATTTGGATATTCGTAAACACTTATCTAAATAATGTTGAAGTGTTTCGTGCATTGCCGTTCCAAATATAGAATGTATATTGGATGTGGATTGAGATAACCCATCTATGTATGCTAATTTGTATTGTTGTGGACATGAACTCCACATACTATATTGTGAAAATGATACTCTTGCCATAAATCTAATATAACCATTTTAATTTATTTTACCAAATAAATTATCAAGTTTTGATTGAATACGTTTTGCCCAAACCTCCGAACCCAATTCATTCGGATGTCCTTGATTACCTCTTACATATTTTTCATTGTCATTTTCAACATGTCCCAGTCCAAATAAATAATCTTTACAAACTTCATCCATTAAATAATAAGGATTTTTTCTTATGTATTCAATTATTGATTTATTTATTATTGGGGCCGCTGAGTGTTTAAAAAAATCAATATTATTGGATATTTCATCAACATTTATTTTATGAACATCTATTTTAGATGTCGAATTTAAATACCAACCATCTTCTAATTTTTCAGGAATACTTGGATTTAATCCATCAAATATAAAATATGGATAATTATTAAGTTCACAAAAATCAATAAAACTAATAAGAGCATTAATTGTTATTAATACTGAATGTGTAACATTTATAAAAAATGGTGAAAGACCATGTCTATTATCGTATATCCATTTATTATGGAATGAATTTAAATCCCAACTACTAAATGTTTTTTCATCTAAAAACTGTACTGGAGTTATGTGCCAAAACTTTCCCTTTTCATATCCATCTTTTGGATAAGTAAAACACATCAATGTTCTTAATACTTCACTTAATTGTATTCCAAAAATTGCATTATCTGCAATTTCCTTTTCAATTTTACCAAATTGAATAATTTGCGAAATTATATATTCATTTCCTGCACCACCTTTAGCTAAATTGATAAGTTCTAAATTATTATTTTTTGCAAAATATGTTGCCCAAGAACCTTTCTCTCCCAGCATATGCCCTTCTGTAAATGAGCATCCACTTGCAATTAAATATTTTTTATTTAACACTATATTTTTAATTTTAATTTTGTTATTTGTTTTTTATCTGTACCATATTTTTCACAAATATATTTAATATTTTCTCTACCTTCTCTGGTTGAATAAAGAACTTCAATATAATCCATTGCTTCTTTTTCTGAACATTGAAAATCCATTTTAATTAAATCAATCAAAAATTGTTCATATTTATCTTCTGATTTTCCTTTGATATATTTTAAAAAATATTTACCTTTTGGTATGACACTAATATACAACTTATACATTTCCTTTGGTTGCAATGTTTGAGTCAAAGGAAGTAAAGTTGCAATCAGTTCTACCCATTCAGGCTTCATAGAAAGAAAACGATTAATCATAAAATTACTCCATGATTTCAAATCTTCTTCTGAAAGTTTATCAAAGTATTTTGGGTCTTGCTCAGTAGTTATTGCATTAAGATGGTCGAATAACTTTTTAGCTGCCATTATTCTACTATTTTTTGTTTTTGTAATTCATCTGGTAACATTTCGTTAAATGCTTCACCACATTTAGTACATAAAAACACTTGTACAGGTAAAACCGAATCCATAGGTGCACCGGTTAGTAATCTAGAAACTTTTCTAAATCTAACAGCATCCATAAAGGTATTATTACCACATTCACAAAGCATTTCTCTTGCATCGGATAATTTAAAATCCGGTGGTAATTGTGGTCCCATTTGTTGTCCGTTCATCATTATTTTATAATATTTAAAATTTGAATAATTGTGCTCATAAACACTATTTCTTTATCTACTACCAATGCATCTTTGGATAATCCTTCTGCGATAGTTAAAATTGTATTTGCTACATTTCCACTTGCATATTCATCCACTCTATCGTATAACATTGTATACATTTCCGAGTAATCATTTAACTTATTATCCGCAACTGCTTGTCTAATCTTCATAAACATATTTCTTTTATCATCTTCCGATTTTAAAAGGTCAATAAGTTTAGTTGCAAAGTTTGCTTCAACCATTACTTTATGGTCTACTTTTAATTCACCTTTTGCCGATTGTAATTGACAAGTATTAAGTATTCTTCTAATATCTGGGTAATATGAATTAATCACATCAGCCATATTTTTTGGTTCATACTTAATCTTTTCAGCATCTAATATCTTTGCTACCTGAACTGCTACATCCTTTTTAGTTGGAGGAGTAATTGCGAAAGATTGACATCTACTTTGAATCGGGTCGATAATCTTCTCAATGTAGTTACAAGTCAAAATGAATCTACAATGTTTACTGAATGTTTCCATTAAGTTACGGAGGATTGCCTGTGCTCCCGGTGTCATATAATCAAACTCATCTAATATGATTACTTTAAAACCTGCAAATCCTACCGATGATGCAAAGTTCTTAACTTTTGTTCTAACTGTATCAACATTGTTTTCATCCGATGCGTTGATAATCATAAAGTCACATTTGATTGTGTTTACGATTAGTTTGGCAAGTGTGGTCTTACCCGTACCCGCCTTTCCGTATAACAACAAATGTGGAATATCGTTTGCATCTAAATACTGCTGAATTGTTTCTTTGATGGTTTCATTACCAACATAGTCAGCAAGAGTTTGTGGGCGGTATTTCTCCACCCACAAGCTATGTTCTCTTTTGTTTATATCGTTTGCGAAAAAACTCATATTATTTTCCAGTTGAACCGAATCCGCCTTCGCCTCTTTCGGTGTGAGATAATTCTTCTACTTCTTCAAATTGAATTTGGGGATAGGGTAAAATCATAATTTGAGCACCTCTATCTCCTATTTCGTATTTGTGTAAACCTGTTTTTTTAAATGTAGCTTGTAATTCTCCTCTATATCCACTATCAATTACTCCGACTGCATTTGTTAAAAACAAATCATATTTTCGGATTGATGAACGAGGAAATACTAATCCCACATATCCTTCAGGTATTTCTAAAGAAATCCCAAATCCATATGATATATCCTCTTTATTTTCGTTGATAATAGATGTAATTACCAAATCCATACCGGCATCTCCCGGCTTTGAATAATTAGGAATTACTGCTTTCGGATGTAACTTTTTGATTTTGATTTGCATCTTGTTCTTTTCTAATTTGTTTAGTATCTTCGGAAATTGGTCTTGCAAAAATTTTGAATTCCATTCCGTTTTGTCTGAACGTTAATACATCACCCTCAACCGGCTGTAATTGTAATACCAATGGTGAAGGTTCTGTGTTTTCCGATTGCCAACCAAATACAACTGGCTCATTATTAAAAAATTGAAAACACCATTCTGAATCCTGTATAGTTTGTGGTTTAGGTATTTCTATACTACCCTGTGGTTGCATTTCCTCTTGTGGAAATAATTCTAATTGTTCACTCATTTTTATTAATTTGAAATTTCTACTAAATAATACTTACATACAAAATCATCAATTTGGAATTCAACGTGAGCCAAACCATCTACTGAAACTTTTAATTTTGCATTAGTTGCTTCTTTGTTTGCTGTAAGAATTTCTTTTAAATATTTTGAAGAGAATGATATTGGTTTTATTTCACCTTCAAATCCTTTAATTGCTGTAAATGTTACTCTGTTTGTAGAAATTGAAGAATATCCAATTGCTATTTTCAAATCACCACCTTCAGTAAATACGGTAAAAGTATCTACATCACTCAATGCACCTTTTGCTTTGATAAATCTATCTACCATTTGAGATGTCATATCAATTTCAATTCCAAAATCAGGTAATGCTTTCAAATCTGGAACTGGAGGAATAACACCCAAATCAGCCAATTGATAAGAAGTTTCAGTATCATCTGAACTTAATTTTAATGTAACTGCTTTATCACCTGCTTTATCAACTTTTAATGCGATATCACTATCCAATACACCAATCATATTTTTCAATAATGATGTTGTGTAAATACCAACATTAAATGATTTAGAAGTGAATGCATTAAAATCAACCTCACCCAATAATGTTTTATCATCGGAAATAAATCTAACCGATAACTTTGTTCCTTCTGCATTCCATGCTACTGATTCAATAAGTCCACCTAGTGAATACTTTTGAATAAATTTTAATAAATTGTTTTTGTTCATTTTTTAAGTTTTATGTTTATTAAATATACGAAAAATATTTCTAAATTTCAAATTTTTCTTTTATATGATTGAATAATTCATTAGCATATGATGCATTTTCACCTTCAGTTGCATTTCTATGTTCATCTGTAAAATTTGGATAATTTCCATCAAATCTATTTTCATCGGTATAATCTGTTCCGACAAATGTTCCATTCCAAATGAAAGGAATATCTTTTGATTTTAAATAATATGTTATTAGTTGATGATTTTTATACCAATTAATAAAATCTTCTTCAGTATTATTTAATCCAACCATATTTGCCCATTTTTTTCTACCATCCATATCTTCATCAAAAAATCCCCATGGAGTTGGATGAAATGGTTCGACTTCTCCCGTTTCTCTATAATATTCTCTTCTGTACGGATATGTATACATTGCCAATACTAATGATGGTTTTAAATAATCTGTCCAAGTTAAAATAGCTCTAGAAATATAATCATTACTTCTACCACTTATTCCCAAATTAAGGTCAACACCTCCTTGTATTTTTCTTGATAATATGTGTGACCAAGTTTGGTGATTATGTACGTTAATACCTTCTGTATGCGAACATCCCACCGACATTATTCGTATCCCTTTCTTTTTTGGTGAATCTCCACGAAATCCCAATTCATTAAAAGTGTAATAACAATTACCTTTATCGGAACCATTTCCCAAAATTTCTTTATCAACTCTTTCTTTGATACCCCATTTAAAAGAAGCTATATCAAATTCTTCAGATGTCCAATATTTTAAACTATTCATAATTAAAATGCGAAAAACTTTTTAGCTGTTTTTGTTTCATGTGATACTTTTTGCCAACCTAATGCATTGTAGAAATCATCTAATTTGTTTTCCAATTCTGCTTCAAATATCTTATCTCTATCAATATATGTTTCTACAAAATCCATAACTTCTTTAGGGTCGTTGTAATCTTTAAATGCCAATGTATCCAATCCTAATGGGTTTGTTTTAAGATATACCCATTTAACTTTATCACCATCTCTAATTGGTTCATGCTTATATGGACAGTTAAAGAATTTCAATAATCTGTTATATGCAATTCCGGCTTTAACGTGTGCAGGTGTTCCTTTTTCAAAGTTTGCAATTGATGAACCTGTTTTCCAACTGCCATCATCATATTTACTTAATTCTTTGATTGCTCCACCTTTTGCAATTAAGTTTACAGGAAGTGTTGGTAAACTTTTTTTGAATGTTAATAGTGTATCATCTATATAATCATTATCTTTACCCATCAAAATATCTTTCAACATTGTAGACATAAACTTTTGGAATGCTTTGGGGAATGATGAACGAACCACATCCAATCCTTTTACATCCAACTTATCACACGGAATACCATTTTTCAAAATCATCCATTGTGCATATCGTTTCTTTGCTACCCAAAATCCTGCTTTACTGATATATTCTTTCTTAATTTCAAATCTATGTTTTTCTTTTGGTATGAAGAAAAATCTCTCTGCCAACATATCATAGAATTTGTTTAAGAATGATTGAGTTTCCTCTGCAATAGTGTTTACTTCTTGCGCCATTCTTTTTTCATCAAACTCTTTGTAATTAGGATGTCTATGTTTTACCAAAGGTTCTGCCATCATATAAATGGAGTCGGTATCAATATAAACATTGTAATCCTCTTTTGTTCCCAACTCTTTCCAATATTTGATGTTTGCCATTTCAGCGGTTTTCTTAATAACCACCTGTCCTGTCAATGTTACTGCTTCCGCATTATCTACATCATAGAAACGAAATGCTGGCAAACCTAACACACCATACATCGAGTTCAAAAGGATTTTCTGAACGTGTTGTCTTTTACCATAGAATTCGTATTGTTCTGTGTTTCCTTCTTCACCATATTTCTTTTCCAACTTACGATACTCTACCCTCTTTTGAAACCATGTGTTAAGGATATCTGCAATTAGACCTGGTTTGTCCTGATTATATAATACTCCGTTTGCTGCAACACCTAAATTACTATCTTTGATTACTTCTGCTAATTCCTCTTTTGTATATTCGTATGTATCATCTTTACCAACGATTGTGTAAGTTCCAACATCTTCACCTTTAATCCATCTTTCTGCATCCCAATTTTGTATCTTACCAATCTTTGTTTCAGGACTGATGTTTAAGGTCATAATGATTGATGGGTATAGAGATGTCAAATCCAAGTCATAAATCCAATCGTATTTACCAACAATAGGTTCTTTTACATATGCTCCGATAAACTTTTCTTCATCATTATCACGAAGTGCCTGCATTCTCTCTTTCCTATCTTTTGGTTTGTTTGTTGCAACCAATCCTTTAACTTTTAGGTATGCTAAACATGCACCTTCCAACCACTTTGATGAATAAATGTAATCCTCATACGGAACATAACCAGCGTGACAGATTGCTCTACATAATTCAATGAATTTCAGTTTTGCATCCATTGCCACAACAAGGTCAACGTCCACAATGTTATATTCAATAAACTTTGCTAAATCGTTTTCAAAAAGGTCATCCAAACTACCTTCGTATTCTACTTTACCTCTACCCAACTCTTTTGTTGCGATGTGGTTTAGGGTGTAACTACTTTCCAAACCAAAGTTGTATTGCTTATACAAATTGATATAATCCAAAATAGATACACCACCAAAAGTCCACTTGTCTCTGTAAGGTGAGTAAAAACATTGTCCGATACGGGATAATCTTTTTGCATGTCCTTCACCACAAACGTTTTTGATGCGATTATACAAATATGGAATATCAAAGAAATCTATATTCCATCCCGTAAGAATAGTCGCATTAACTTCTTCGTAGTAATTAAGGAAAGCAAATAGGAGATTTTTCTCGTTATCGAAAATGTGAGCACTAACTTCTCTACCATCTTTGGTAAACTTGTCCTCATTTTTCTTAATTTTTCGTTGTTTATCTAATACGAAAACATCAAATAGATTTGTTGCACTATCATGTGCAGCAATTGATGTGATTTCGTTTTGAGCCTCTTTTGTGTTTGGAAGTCCTGATATCATTTCAACCTCAATGTCGAATGTCATTATTCTATGACCTGTGGATGGAATATCGCTATCATACATATCAACCAATACTCTTGTAGTTTCCGGCACATCACTTTCAAAAAGGTCATCTGCTTCATCCTTTTCCCACTTTGAAATTCGTGTCAGTTTATCACCATTCATTGAACGATGTTGTCCGTATGGGTCTTTTTTATACGCATACTTTCTATATGGCATTGTAAAGTAACCACGGGCATCATCCCAAATGTGAATTGTGTTTTTTGTTCTTTCGTAATAAATGTTTTGATACATATTTTATCTTCCTACGTCTGCTAAAAATTTGTCTTTCATTTGTTCCCAAGTCAATCCAATTGCATCTGCGTAAAACAGAGTTTCTGGTTTTAATCTACCTTCTTCGTGCAGTTTAGTATATCGTTTGATTGCTTGTTTTTTCCACCAACGGATTGTATAATCATCACCTTCTACAAACTTATCCTTCATTACCAATTTATCTTCGGTAATTTTATCACAAAGGAATTCATTTCCATTCTCATACATCATTGCGAAGTATACACCTCTTTGAAATCCGTGATGATATTGGTCTGCTTTGATACCCAACTCTTTGAATATTTTTGTAATTATTTTTTGTTTGATACCACTCACAGGTCCGTTTCTATCATATCCCATATTAGCACCATTCCTTGCTCTTTCTTCGGTGATTTCTTCTGCATACCAATCTGCTCTATTCATCTTTAACCATTGATGCCACGGGTCATAAAACTTATCATCAGGTTTAATACTAATCTTACCTGCTGTTTCACCTAATGTTTTGAAATGCGGAATAGCATTATATTGTGAGTGAATACCATAAAGTGATGTTGTTCCTACCGCAATTAGGACATTCTCATATTTTTCTTTCCAATGCTCTCTGAACGCAGGTGATGTTGTTAATGCTGATACTAACTTACCACCTAAAAAGTTGTAACCCAAAGGTTGAGTTGCGATGATAGAAGTTCCGATTGCGGTGTTGTTTAATTTACCTTTTTCGAATTTATCTTCTTTAGTCCAACCAATATACTTATCTCTCACACCCATTGAAGTAACATCCGAACCCAATGAGATTACACCCAACACTTTACCACTTACTCTATCCTTTACGAATGCTTTTACATTTCGACCTGGATTTGGTGTGAACTCCATTGAACTTATCAACTTTCTCATATAAGTCCATTTCGTTGCTTCTTCACCTTCTTCAACGATTTCTACATAAGGTTGCATGTTTTGAATTTCTGCAATAGTTCCTTCTTTATCGTTTATATCTTTCGGTTTCCAAATCTTATCGTATTGTGCATGAAGTGCAGGAAGTAGTTTCATACTACCGTGCAAATCTTCATTCCACTCTAACCACTTTTTGTATAGAGTTTGTTCTTGTACGGACATTGCAAATAGGTAATCTAAATTATCTATTAATGCTTTTTTCTCTCTTTCAAAATCAAAAGTTTCAGTATTTGTTTCTTCGCCTGTATCCCAAAATTTCATATTATTTACTATAATTTTCGGTAAATGTGTCTTTTCCTGTAAATTCCAATGTTATTATTGCTTCTCTATTGACATTTCTATCTGTTATTTCAAACACCATAACAGGTTTTTGATTTGATTGACTATCATCTACAAAAATAAAATATGGATTATATTTATCATTTTTAGTTTTGTAAATATCACCAGATGTAAAATTATTTACATATATTTCTTTACCATTTTTCCATTGTCTAAACCATTTATCAAAGCTGGATTTATATTCTTTTTTTGATTGTTCACTACTTCTGGCTTTATAACTTGTGGTATAAAAACTATCTTGTTTAATTTTGGTATCAATTAAATTCCAATCACCTTTATAAACTAATTTAGCAGGAATATTTGCTTTTGCGGTAATTGTTTTTTGGTTTGAATGTGATGTTGGTCTTGTACCTTTTGATAAATGTAAAATATCATCAACACTAACCCCACCCCTTTCATCAATACTATTCCATATATTAATATAATAATCAGCAAGTTCTTTATTACAAAGAATTACAGGTGTTGGTATTTTACCACTATCTCCCAAATATATACAAAATCTACCTATACTTTGATTTGAACTACTTGCCACATTCTGACTATCATACCAAAATCTTAATTTATTACTTTGTTTAATTCTTTTATCAAAAGCAATACCGGCTTTTAATCCACTTATTGCAATTATTAAAACATTTTTACCCATTAAAGTTAATCTCTGTGCTCTATCAAGTTCTTCATTCAAAGTTCTTTCATCTGCATCATACATTCTAATAATTTGAAAATCCAATTTTAGAAAATCTTTATCCTTTTCAATATTATCTGCTATATTATTACATAAAGTAATTGCTTTTTTATCTTTTTTACTTCTAGAAATATTTCTAATTAAAGATAGGCCCGGCTGCTCTTTATGTTGTTTTATTATTAAATCTTTAGTTTTTGTTGGAATTTTTCCAGTTATAGTATTAATAACATAATCGCTTGAATTTATATCCAATATTCTACCATCCAACTCTAATTCTTGAATACCAAAATAATCAGGACCTTCTTGCAAACCAAAGTGTTTAGAATTTACTTTCTTTTCTGCAAAATTCATCTCCGCCAATAATCCTGCATAATTTGTAGCTCCAACAAATACAACGTGTATTTTATTTAATTTTGCTAATTTTGCAATCAATTTAGAAACCCTTCCATCTTTTTTCATACCATAATCCCCCTCATCTATTATCAATAGTCTACATCCTTCCAATTCTTTGGAAATTTCAACATCGGTCATATTATTTAGTTTTGTTATTTTTAATACCTTTGCTTCAATTCCCAATTCTTTTTTAAGTTGATGATTTAAACTAATATCATCCAAAGTTGTAGTAACTAATAAACTGTGATTGTATTGATTGAAATATCTTTTAGATAGAGTATCTATACATTCTGTCTTACCTGATTGCATTTTTCCCCATATGGTTGAAAAATACATTAAATAATCGTTTTGATTTTGAAATTCTAAATGTCTTTCTAAAATTAGGTCTATTAAAACATCCCTATTATATTTTGGAATATTGATAAATGAATTTGTAATTTTTTTCTTTTTCATAATTTAAAGTTTATATGTTAATATACGAAAAATATCCCGAACTACCAAAACTTCTTGCTTTGTTCGGTATCCGGTTCTATTGTAGTATGGTGTTCTATATCCTTATTAAATTCTTTTGCGTTCTTTGGATATTCTCTTACTGCGTGTTTTAGTGATTTTAAGATTGCTTTCTTTTCTTTTTTATCACCTGTAATTACTTGCACATATCTATGCTTTGGTGGTTCTTCCCTTCTCCAAAACTCTTTATATCCTTGCTTTCCGATTTCTCTACGAAGGTGTTCTAAATTACCACTACCCCACATTGAGAATACTGTCCTACTATGAATCCAATCGTATGGGTTGTTTGATAAAGATATTCCGTAATTGGGCATTAAAGCAATTTCTGTGTTCATTCCCTGATATATCCAGTTCGTTGCTTGGTATATTCCACCCAAATGCTCTTGTCCGTTATCTGCGTAGGAAATTAGGACTTTGATTGCTTTATCATTTTCTCTAAACCATTTAAATGATTGTCCGATTGCATAACTTTCTATATTAGCACCATACCCATCATCACAATAAAGACGAGTAAGTTCTAATACATTATCTTTTGTAAGTAATTCGGAAATAGAATTTGCTGCTCTTGCACCTACTGGAAATCCGTAAACCAAACATCCAATTAACTTTTCGTTATCACCTAATGCGTTTACTTCATCCGTTCTATAAAATATACCCAAAGAGTATCTACAAGCTGTCCATGCATGCGTATAGTGTTTTTTAACTATAATTTCTTTTGCAATTGATGGACTTATTTCTCTAATTGTAACTCTGGATACATCACAATAATTTTTATTAGCTTCTTTCATACGGCCATTTCAACATGTGTGTCCATGTCTGATTTGTAACTATTTTTTTAATATTTGCTGGCGAAACTTTGTGGTTTTGTGCCAATACTTTTACATTACGATGTCCAACCTTCCATAGGTCTCTTATCGTTTCAACTTGCTTTTCAGTAAGTTTGCTCATTGGATGCGCTTCGCCCTTTAACATAACCCTAATATACGGAATTTTTTTCACTATAACAAATCTATTTTATCTTTGATTTCTGAATAAACAAATTCTGCAATATGTTTATATCCTTCATAATTTGGATGTTGCGAACCATCCAAACTTTCATTATTATACCATGAATTATTTTGAAATAATGGAATACCTTTTTCTTTTTCAACTTCACCCAAATACATTGAAAATGTATAATTCGGTTTTATAAATTTTGATAAATCCAAATCCATTTCAGGTTTTTCATCTGTGAATATTGGATAAAAAGCATTAAAATAAAATCTATTATAATTTTTTAGAATTGTATCAATATTTTTATAATCCGAATTTGCTGTTGTCAAATTTCTATATGGAAATGAAAATGCTATAATAATTAAATCATCTGATAATAATTCATCTATATTTTCTTTTATAAGTTTGTATATATCATTATTACCAAAATTATTACACATACCCATATTAATGAATGGTATATTTAATTTTTGTGCAAGAAATCTAGGCCAAGAATTCATTCTTCTATAAAAATCTTCAAACCTATCCGGTGCACCATGTCCTGCCCATTTTTGGCTTTCGCTTATTCCATAACCGGCAGTAAAAGAATCCCCAAATGTAATCAATCGCATTATCCTATAGCTTCGTTGATTGAATTTTGATATGCTATTTTAGATTGAAGGCCGGTAAATCTTTCATGTAGTTGGCCATTCTTTTCAATGATTACAGTCGGAACAGATGTCACTCCGTATTTCATTACTTCATCTACTTCATTATCCACATCATATTCTTCAAATTTTACATTTGGATATTTACTTTTGATTTCATTCATTACAGGTGCTAACATTCTACAAGGTCCACACCATACTGCGCTAAACTTTTTTACCGTTACCATTCGTTATTTGTTTTAGGTATTCATATTCATCTAACAGGGCATCTACTATTGGATGTCTATGATTTGTTAATAGTGTTTGTGATGCCATATCTTTAACTTTTGCTGCTACTGATATTAGGAATTTAAATCCACTTTCCCCTCTTGTTTTCAAATCCACTTGTTGAGTATCTCCACAAATAACCATTTTACTTCTCAATCCCAATCTACTTACTATCATTTCCATTTGGTCGGTTGTACAGTTTTGTGCCTCATCTACGATTACAAATGAATCCAAAAATGTTCTACCTCTCATAAATGCAACAGGTACAATTTCTATTGCCCCACTTTCAAGAATTTCATCAATCTTTTCTTTGTTATAAAGTTGATAAAAGTTTGCATATATCGGTTGCATCCACGGTTCCATCTTTTCTCTTAAATCACCAGGAAGAAAACCTATTTCTTCTTTACTAACTGTTGGCCTAGTGATTATAATTTTTTGAATAACTTTTTTAAATAACAAGTCCAATGCAATCTGACAAGCTAAAAGTGTTTTACCGCTCCCGGCTTTACCACTTAATATCGTAATTGCGTTATTAAGTATTTTTTCTTTTGCTACTTTTTGTTCTTCATTTAATTGAAGTTGAAATTTAATTGGTCCCTTTGGTTTCTGTTTTTCTTCTCTAATTTTTTCTGTCAACTCTTTGTGTTTTGATGATTGATTTTCTGCCATAACTCGTCTAATTTATTAGTCCCCTTTAAATGTTTCGGGTCATATGGACAATGGCGACAACCACTGCCACAACAATACCCTCGTTCAATATGGTAGTTAGGGGTAAAAACCACCTTACCATTTTCCAAATAATATAGCGATTTGTCATCTTTATTTAATTTCACAAGCACCTCCTGCACAAGCTAATTCACCACTTAAATCAGTATTATCTTCTATTTCAATAACCTGACTTAAATCAATCTCATGTAAGGTTTGCATTAATTCTTCGTACTTCTCTTTTGTACAATCTTCAAATGGTGCTTGAATATAACTTCCACCATCATAAGGTAATACAGAAAGTCCATTATAATATTCTTTATTTTCCCACATCCATTCACCAACTGCTTTCCACTCATGCTCTCTGATAGAAACGGTTGC